TTTTCAAATTGCTTGTCCTTAATAAAGAAGAAAATGGCTCACTTCAGAACAATACAATAGCTCCATTTGGTTTTATGATTCTCTTTAGTTCCTTCCACATAGGCTCGAAAGGAATTACAGAATCCCATTTGCAAGCTGTAGTTCCATATGGTGGATCGGTAATAATAGCATCTATACTTCCATCAGGAATAGATTTCATTATTTCTAAACAGTCTCAATTGTATAAATTTATCATAAAATTTTTAATTTAAGTATTAAAATCCACCGACGAAAATCTCATCGCCTGAATCGAGAGAGTATACGAGCGCGTCTACTATATCGTCGTGCTTTACGTTTGGAAAGCGTACTAGTCTATTTTGGAGTTCTTCCGTTCCTGGTAGGAAGTATACCTCTCACTTTGTAAAGTAGCTCTCCTTCTCTTTTAGGCGAGTTACCTTATCTTTTTCCGCCTTCATAAGGGTAACGCTCATACCGTCCTCCTGGAGCTGTCGGGCGATTATTTCCCCTCCGTTATTGCTTTCGATATTGATATTAGAAACCTTAAACGTCGTATAGAGTTGCTTTATGAAAGGGCGGTATATTTTCTCCTGTTTCTGGGTTCCTATAAGCTCGTAGCAAGCGAGTACGTACTTATTCCCGTTATGGTGTCCGGTAATTGTAATAGCGATAGGATCGCTCGTAGTTTTGATAGAGAAAGCCGGATCTATACCGATAATTACCCGTACTTTTTTCGGGTATCGCTCTATGGTTTTTATGAGAGAGCGCGGTATTATCGTCTGGCCGTCCACGTACGGTATAAGGTGGTAGTTTTGGGCGAAAGCTATATCTCCTTCGTCTTTTCTGATATTCGCTATTACCTCGTCGGTAAATTCCTCGGGCCATACATTCTCCCCCCTCTCGTTAAATAGAGCTTGTCTATAAACCTTCCACTTTCCGGCGTACTCTTTCTCGAACCTCGGTACTACTCCGTCCTCGTTTATTACATTTCCTAAAAATATAATTTGCCTACGCCTCGGATCGAGGGCTCCTATCGTTTCTCCCTGGATCTTCTTTACGTTTTTTTCGATAATCTCGACGTTTGCTACGGATTTCTCTACGTCTATATCGTCCAAAAATAAGAGAGTAGGCCTACGCTGTCCCTTTCGTTTCTTGTACACGTTCGCACCTCGGAGAGTTTGCCCGAGTGATTTACTCTCTATACGTACTCCATTGGTAGCGTCGAAGTTCGATACTGATTTTTTCGCGAGTTCGTCCTTTTTCGTTTCGAGTGGAAAAAGTGTACCGTAGTCCTCTACGATAGAATCCTCTAGGAGCATTTTCGCGACCTGGTGTACCCAGGCTCCACTAAGTACGTCCTCGAAGGATTGTACTACGATATAGTCGTGTTTTTGATAGAGTATACACCATACGGCGAATCCTCTCGCAAGTGTCGTTTTTCTGGAAGAACGAAAGCCGATAATTTCCATACTCTCTCCGTTCTCCATATCCGTAGCCCACGTATGGTGGAAGTCCTTAAAAATCCACCCCCAGTGGTATATAAAAAACTCCTCGAAGTTATGCTCGAAATAGGCCACTCTAAAGGCCTTATCATTCTCGATCCATTCGGCTATTTGTTCGGGCTCTGGATTTCTATAACTTTTCATTGTTTTAGTGCGATTACGTTTTTAAGAGCTTCTTTTTTTTCTTCGGATAGTCATACTACGCCATATACTCATACTGTCGTCTGTTCTACCTCTGTTTTGTCTTTATATCCAAAGCGATTTTTTGCGAGGAAGATCGCAAATTGACTATTAAAGGTTCCGTCCATAGCCCCCTCGATTAAAATACTCTCTTGAATCTCGCGGGCGCGCGCGTATGCGTAGGAAAACCGCGGGTGCTTTAGCTTCCCCCTTTCCTCGACAATTCTATAATTTTCGTCATACCTAGCCGTTGCCCATTCGTAAAGTGTATCTCTTGAAACGTCCAGCATAAACGCGAACCGCTCTATAGTGGGAAACTTCGAGCTTATTACTTTATGGGTTTCTTTTCGTACGAGGTGGCGCTTATACCCGTCGCTGTCTACCGGAGTTCTTGCTATTGTTTCCTCCCGCGTCTTCCACTTTATATCGTAGTACTCCCGATCGACGTATACCTCCTGGGTAAAGGAGCTAAAATAATCGAGTAACATATCCGCGTACTCCTCTTTATACTTTGTAGGCCTTCCTCCGAGATTGTACTCTCTTGCCGGCTTGTACGCTTGCTGGGTAACTATAAGATTACCTTTTCTATCTTGCGAGTACTCTACCTTTCCTTCCTCTGGTATATCCACTACCCCGGTAACTACCTCCTCTTTTTTTTCTACCGGTGTATTTTTGTCTCCAGTTGGTTTTTTACTGTCCGATTTTACCGGACGCTTTGGAGTTTTAGACACTTTTTTTACAGGTTTTTTACTTTCTCACGAGTTTTTTACAGGTTGTGGAATAGTTTTTTTTATAGCCATTCTACGGTATCGTTAGTAATAAAGTAGTGGGATTTACACGGCAGGTTAAAAGATCATACGGACGGTCGTACTGTTACTTTTCAGTCTAGGAAGTCTATATAATGAGACCACCTACTTAGATCCATTACTACCTCCTCCCCGCACCCGCAAAAACATTTATGCTTACTGCAACGGTACTTTTCGGAAATATAAAGTACTCCCTCTTCGAGAGTATCAGGCATTAGTCCTACTAGTACGTTTTTTATGGTAGTTATTCTAGGCATTATAGATACGATATAGGAAATAATTTACGAGCGTGTACTAGTTTATTTATATGGTGCTTCTCCTTCGCGTTCTTGCATACCATAGCTATAAGAGGATCTCCCATATTCTCGATCTCTGTAAGCACGTTTAAGAGATCTTCGCCCTGGCATTTCTCAAAATGTAGCTCTCATACGGAAGTATCAAAAAGCTCCTTATAATGCTCGGCCCTCTCTCTATTCGCCTCTGCATTTGCTCGATCTGTAGAAGTCATATATACACCTGGATCGTCTTTACTTACGCCATTCCTTTTACACGGATAAACCTCTATCGAGATCCGCCTAGCCACTTCCTCGGCGCTTTTTTTTGTTTTTATTACTTGGTCGTAATGGTGGTGGTGTGTATGATTTTCTCATTTCCCCACCATTTCTATAATTTCTACGTGTATATATTTATCGTTTTTCATAGTAAAAAAGTTAGTATTCCCAGTTTATAAATCGAGCCATTGTATTTAAGAGGCTTTTTTCTTCGTCGAGCTGGTTATCTACCCAGCCCCCGATCATTCCGCCCCGTGTAAGTTCGTACGCGAGAAATGCGAGAGCCAATAGTATAAGCATATACGGGATAAATACCGGAGAAATAAGAAGAGCGCGTACTATTCGGCCGATATTGTAAGTAAGGCGAGATTTTGAAGTCATAGAGGAGAAAATTAGTAATAGTAAAAGTGTATTTCTTCCCGTTCCATACCGAAAAAGTATATTTTTACTACTTCGTGCTTATTCGAGATATATTCGTCCTGTACTGTAACAAAGTGCGAAAATATCACGGGCGCGAAGTTTATTAGATTTCTATACCACTTCGGTATAACACGGTTATAGATTGTATCGAGAGCCTTTACTCTTTTTTTTGTAAATGATCTGTACGTGGTGTCTACGCTTTCGTTTGGATCCTGGAGCGCGATTTTTATAGTTTCCATATTTAAGTAATTATGATTTATTCGATAGTTCTTGTAGCGTCCTAAAAATAAGGCTATCTTTTCTATCTAGGTATCTCTTTATATTTCTTTTTCATACTGGTATTATCACTTCTACAAACTCCTCCCTTTTTCTCTGGAAGGTTCTATAGCTTCTATTTTCTCCATATAGCTTATAAAGCTCTGGAAATTTGTATGTATTTATAGTGGTATACAAGTGTCGCCGATTACAGTATAAAAAGACACTTTGTGTCGTGCTATGATAGTATTGATACTTTTATTTTTTGCAATTATTTTTTTTATGCGCCCACTTGCATAATCTATGGTATCATTCCGAAAGGAGTAATACATAGAGTACGAAAAGCGCGAGTACTACTACGGAGAAAACGGCTATAGCTACCGAGAGGCTTATAAAATCTATCATATACGAAAATGTTAAAGGGTAAGGATCTTCTCTACTTTTGCCTTATATTTATATTTTCTTCCTTTTACTCTCATTTTATCGAGGCGGATTTTTCTCTCTTCTGTGGTTTCTTCTAGTCTCCTTTTCTTCATATAATCCGCGAATTTCTTAGAGTTTTTTCTTGTATATTCGGTATGCTTTTTATACTCCATTTTTCTATACGATTCGCTACTCCGTACCTCGTGTTTCCACTCTCGATCCTTCTCGTAGTTCGTCTTTACTCTATATTCCTGGTGGTAGTCGTTTCTACACTCTTTACAATGATACGTATATCCGTCTCTAGTATACTTATCTCTATGGAACTCCGTAAGCTCCTTCCAGCGTTCGCAATTTGTACAAAATTTACCTTTTTCCATATTCGTAAAATTATAGGATAATATGGCTACGAGCGAAAGCCTCCTTTACGTCCTGGATAGAGGAGGCAAAACAAGCTATACCACCGGAACGCTCCACCCCGTCCAAAAATGCGCGCTGCTCTACTCTATGCTGGTACTTTTTTATGGTAGATCCTGAAAGGTTGCGCCTTTGCGCGTCTATATACTCGGCTGTAAGCTCTTCTATAGATTTGTCGGCTTTCTCAATTTCGCTAGGCGTCTTTACTTCGATAGCAAAGTAGTATCCTTCGTAGCACCCGATAATATCGGAGATCCCAGGGCTTGCAAAATTACTTTTACGAGTCCTGTAAACTCCCTTATTTTTATCGTAGTATCACTCTGATATTATTTTAGATACTGTAGCACCTTTTATGGCTAGAAATTCGCATATATTTGCTTCTATATGCTCTTCTTTTTCCTCGTGCAAGTTCATATTATAGAAAATTATAGATTAAGTCTATACACTCGTCGGGCTGGCCCTGGAGTGCTGTATTTACGTCGTCCCAGGCGTATACCACTTCTACGTACCTTTCGGTATAAAACTGCCGATCGTAGTCTAGCCCGTTTTCTTTATGGTCTCTATCCTGTCTTCGGAGTACGTCGAGTACATTCCCAATAAAAAGAGGAAGTAGCTTTTTTTCTCCGTCCTGCTCGATATAACTACCGTAGCACCAGTAAATATTTTCTATTTTCTCTTCGCGTGTAGGTTGGTTTGTCATAAAATTAAGGGTTATCGCAAGTATATAAATCGCTGGATTTCCTGTACTCTTCCTCCATATTTTGGTACTCGACGAAGTACGGCATAAAACTATTTTGATCGTCTATAAGTGTTTTGTATCTCGGTATATCTTGTATGAAAATACGCGTTTTCGAGTTCTCCATATGCTGGCTTGCCGTGTTTTTTTCCGAGTACTCCGCTACTGCCCAGTTTCACGTAAGGAAATCATGGATACGCGATACGGCTACTCCCCAATGCCCGCCCTTTACTTTCTTCCCGCCGTCTTCCAGCCAGTATAGAAACCCGAAACGACGAAGCGTATAGAAGTTTCCATAGTCTGTATGGGTAAGGCCTTCTATATCTCGCTTATGGATCACGTGGGTTTTGTTTTGTACGCAATAGTTAAAAATCTTCCGGATAATTGCGATATGTACAGGAGAGAAGTATATACGGTACGTACTACCGTCTACTATTCTCCGTCGTAGTTCTTCTAGTACTTCTAGTACTGGTGGTGTCCACGGTTTCTCCTGGATCATTTCCTCGATATGCTCGAGTGGGCTTTTAAGTGTTTTCATAAAATAAAAATTAGGAAGTAGGTAGGGATCATTTATTTTTGTAGTGTTCTGTAATACTTCGCCTTTTCCCCTGTACGAAGTTCCTATAATTTTCTGGAAACTTCTTACGTGCCTCATCGGAAATATGGCTAAAGGATTTTTCGGCGAGCGCTGTTATTTCTTCCTGGAGAGATTTCGGGAGAGTATTGTAATATTTCTCTAGATCTTTTATTCTCCTTTCTGCTTCTATTTTTGCTTTTTTTTCTTCTTTTTCTGTTTCTTTTTGTTTTTCTTGTTCTTTTTTTATTTTTTCTACTTCTATTTTTGCCTTTCATAAATCCGGGTACTTTTCTAGTAATGCTTCATATACCCAGCCTATAAGTACGTGATAGTCGCTTTTATATTTTGTACCTTTTGCGTTTTTGTAGTTGCTAAGTTTATCTATCGCCTCATCATATCGAACTCCATATAGTGTTTTTATTTTTTCCGTTTCCTCTTTTGTTAAAAAAACAAGCGCGCGTATCTCTTCTTTTTCTTTCTTTTCTTTTATTTTATTTTCCTTTACTTTCCTTTCCTTTATAGTATTACGGTTGTATTCGCATTGTATTACAAAGTCTAGTATTTCCTCTTTGTTATCAATAGAATAACATTCTAGATATCATCAAAATCTTTCTTTTGGTATATATTTTTTCGCAATATTCGCAATATGTTTTTCGCATTCTAAAGCGTGCGAAACTTTTATATCAATTTGCGAAAGTATCACGAATTGATACGATCATAATTTTCAAGAATATCTTCTATTTATACTACTAGAAGTAATACCACACTTTATAAATCTTTCGTTTTCATTAAAAATTTCTATTACGTAAAATATCTGTTTTTTAGCATTATTTCTTCCTGGATCATTTCACCATCTTTCCATTATATTTTTACGAGCTGTCTCGCTTTTTTCTGTTCTTTTGAGTAGTCTATTTTTCACGCTATGAGAGGTTATAGATCATTCTTCTATCTCAAATAAAGAAAAATTATTTATAATAGAATATATTTTCTCTGTATCGGTACGAAGATCATAGGCTAATACATCATAATCCTCCGATATACTACCTCCAGACTCATATAACTTCTCTACTATAGCCCAGTATAAGCCATACCCTTCCCACCTCTCTTTTTGGAGTAGTTTTAGGATCTTCTCATCGCTTCGGGCGTGGAAGTCGTGGGAGAAATAAAAAGTTTCTTTCATAAGGAAAAATTAGCAAACTAAAAACCCTTTCCACACCAAACCGCCAGGTAAGTTTTTAGAAAGGGTTTTATAGCTTCTTTTCTCTATGCGAGTAAGATAGGCCCATTATATGGGTATTACTCTAATTGTAAAAAGATTTTATAAAAAGCCTGGCGTTTTGGTTGTGATTTCGAGATCATCATATTTATATTTATTTTTTTGTAAAAAGATTTTATTCCGGGAGATTATACTCCGAGATTTTCTTGAATAAGTAAACCTTATTTTCTACGGTCTTCGTAAGGTAGTCGTCGCGGTTTTCTTTTGTTACTCCATTATCGGCAAACCACTTTTTATATGCTTCCTCTTTTTCGATACGTTCCTTTTCCGCTTTTTCCGCGGTCTCTTTCATAACTCGAACGAGCTCGGCTTTTTCCTCTGCTTCTTTACGTGCTTTCTCTTCACTCTCTTTTCGTACCTTTTCTAGCTCTTCCTGGCGTTTTTGTTCGTCTTCCTTATCTTTTATCGCTTTTTCCTTTTCTGCGAGTTCTCGGGCTTTTTCCTCTTGTTCTTTCGCTATTCTATCTTGCTCCTCTTTTTGTTTTCGGAGCGCTTCGGCTTCCTCTTGTCTTTTTTTCTCTGCTTCCTCCTCTTCCTTTCGTTTTCTCTCTGCTTCCTCTTCACGTTGCTTTTTTACCTCCTCAAACTTTTTCTTAAACTGATCCGCGAGTATTCTAAAACCTTCGTCGCTCATATTACGAATAAGCCCTATATCATAAGGAGCCTCGTAGCTATCAAGTTCGCGTATACGATCCTGGAGTACTTCTGCTTTCTTTCTTTCCTCCTCTTCTTTTATTCTTTCTTGCTCTTTTTCGTACTCTTCCTTTTTTGCTTTTAGTTCTTCCTCGATCGGAGATATGATACCCGTAAGCTCTCTCTCTATTTCGATAGCGGCCTTTTTACGTTCGTCTAGGATAGCGGTAAAGTCTTTACGCCCCTTCTCTATTGCGATACGTTCGTCGCGTAGTGCTATCTGGGTTTCGTGTACGAGCTTAAAGCTAGCCTTATCTGTAATAGGTGTACTTCTCGCGGTTTGCGCTTTATCGGCGAGCGTCTGGAGTTGCGCTTTTTTTGCTTCCTTTAGCTGGGTAGTAGTATATACGGTACTTATATCGAGTACCTGGTTTCCTGTAGTCATATAGTTATAGTTATGGGGAGGATCCGCCTCCCCGGTCGGTTATTTTTTTTATCGTCTTCCCGTGGGCCTCTACGTTTGCTACAAACGTTCGTATTACGTTCGTATATTCCGCCTGGAACTCTGCTATTTTTACCGTAGCTTCGTTTATAGCGTCCTGGAGATCGGAACGGCGTACATTTATTACGATAGTACGAGCGCGTTCGTCTTTAGGATCTGGGTTATGTATAACGAAGTCTAGCTCTTCCAGCGTGTCGATTACTATAAAATAGTGTACTACTTGCCAGAAATACTCGGACGGTATTACGTTCGGAGTAAGCCAGTATTTTACGAAATTCGTAGGCATAGGGCCCTTTATCTCCACCGCTTTTACTATTTTCCCTTCTCGGTATATGATACCGTCCGGGCTTATCCCTACAAAGTTATCGCGACGGATAAAACCGACGCTTTCTATTTTATCCTTTGTATAGAGTTCCTTTACTACGCTTTCGAGTAAGTGCCCTCGCTCCATTATATCACTCTGGTATATATCCTGGAGCGGTACTATTTTTTCTCCTATAAGTTCGTGTATGAGTTTTTCGCGGGTATCTTTCCTCGAACTGATTACGCGCTCTAGCCGTGTGCCCGTAATTAGTCCCGCGCGAGCTTCGTACCATTCTATCGTACCTTGCTCGAGATCTTGGTATATTTGCATATTATACCTCTGGTGTTTTTACTTCTGGAGCTGGTTGTAAATTACCGAGGAGATCGGCTACGTTCCCCTCGCTTTCGCGGTTTGCTTTATCTAGCATATCGCGTTTTTGCATTTCTCAAAAGTCGGTGTCCCCCTCGTTGTCGTAGTCTATCGCTTGGAGTAAGCGCTCGTTTTTTGGTACGAGTTTCGCGCATTGTTTTAGTACGGTTTTTTTCCACATCCATAGTTCCGGATCGTTTCACTCTTTCCACGGGCTAAAATCTGTAGCGTAAGCCTTAGAAAACTTAGCACCGATAGCGAGTATATCGTCCTTACCCATTACCTTAGCCACCGCGCCACCTGTAGGCAAGTCTACAATTACGTAGGCTCATTTCGGTTTCCCTCTCTTATCTTTAGAGGCGAACGGATCGGGTTTATGGCGGATTACTCCATTCTCGTACTCAAAAATATCATTTTCGTATACAATCTCCGAGCGTATACTCTTGGCTCCACTTCTATAGAATAGAGTTACGAGCCCCTGGTATCATAGCTGGAACTGGGCCATACCTTTATATGGTAATACGTACGCCTGTCCGGTTACGTTACTCGGAAATAGATCGAGTTCGGCGCATTTTAGAAAACTCGTAATTATGCTCTCGCGGTTGCAATCGGATAATCCTTTTACGTTCTGAAAGCAATAAGCTACGGCACCGAGAAATTTTATAGCTCTCTGCTCGTCTCCCATATAGCTTATAAGTGTTTTGTACTGGGATTGGAAGAGCTCCATTTTTAGCGATTCTACGCTAGTAGTTATATCTTTAGTAGTCATATAGTTATAGTTATTCGTCCTCCGGCTCGTAGCAATCGGTTACGTCGGTAGTACCGTCTGGGAGTAGGTGTACTTGTATTCCATTATAGGAGCTAAGTAGCTTACCAGCTTCGGGTATGTCGTCGAGTTCGATAGTCATAAGTAGAGGAAAAAAGAAATAGAAAATACCCGATTCTCTCGGGGTAAAAATACGTACTATGGAGGTTTGTATATAGTGTACATTTTGGCGGTTCGGTTATGTATGATCCGATACTATTTATTTTTATATCAAAGTCAAAAGATAATTATACTTTTTCGCCTACTTCTTAAAATAGAGATCTGCCTCCTGGTTTCTTCGTAAATGAAGGCCTCGAAGTTCTACGAGATTTCCGTCTTTTCGGACGTTATCGCATTTCTCGCGCCATATATACTCGTTTACTCCATTTTTTCGGAAGTACTGGTAACACGTATTATTATTACCGTGTAGGCTCGCTAGTGCTACTCTCTGGGAGTATGTAGCTTTCGGGTAGTGTCTTCCTACTACCTCGAGCGAAGTATTTACGTATTTCTCCAGGCGATCGTACGCCTGTTTTTCTGTTATTTTCTCTCCCTTATAACTTGGGGTACCGCACCCTATAGAATATCCTTTATAGTCTGGATATGCTATAAGTTTCGGCCCGCCTCTGCATTCGTGAAACTTAAAAAACTCGAAAGCGTTTACTCGCTTTTCTGGCGTTTCCTTTGTTACCGCGTAGCTTGTACTCTCTATAGGCAAACTATAGAGCGCTATCGATAGTAGGAGGAACGCCCTCTTTAATAGTATCATTTGCGTTTGTTACGGATAAAAAGAGGCCTTCCGGTACTTTTTCCGCTAGCTTCCTAAGTATCTTTAGGAGTACCTTTACTCCCGGCTTTAGCTCCCCCCTTTCGTATCTCGAAATAGTGGTAACGTCTGTACCGGTCGCCTCTGCTAGCTCGGTTTGGGTTATGTTATTTTTCTTTCGTAGTTCCTGGATCTGTTTTGCTAGATTCTCCGCGCTGGAGGTGTAAATTATCATATACGGCGTGTATATTATATGGTAAAAGTGAAAAGCTCCTATTTTCTATTCCCTCGAATTCGAGGGATTTAAGTACTGGAGCCGAATAGGTGGCGGTGTAAAACTCGTGAAAAAATCTCTATTTCTTCTTTTTCTGTAGTCTTTATTATGTTTTCTCGTTTTAGTTTTTCCCGTTTTTCTTGTATTTTCCGTATGAGTGCTATATCGTACTGCATAAATTATTTATTCGTTAGTACTTTTATAAGTGTTTTTATTTCCTGTATATTATCTATGTATAGATCTATTATTTCCTCTTCTGTTTCTAGTCTCCATTCCATATTTTTACAGTCGTAGAATATTTCCCAGTTTGTAATAGTGCTACCAGGAAAAGGAGGAAGATATAGAGAAATAGTATCATAGTAGGATATAGTACCGTCCGTTTTTAGGTATCATTTTCTACTTGCTATAAATCCCATTTTTTCAAGTTCTTTTTGTTCGTCGTGTAGTATTAGATACATATAGATAAAATTATCGGCTATTTTCTACTCCAAACTGGTAACCTTTTGCGGTTTGCTTCCCATAAATACGAGTATTATCGTCTTTAAGATCTATACTTTTTCCAGGATCTAGGTGGAAGGTAAACGAATTACTTTTATATAGCCCCAGGAGAGCAAAAATATAGAACCATAGAGCGATAGAGAGTATAAGGCTATCCGAGTGCGCTATACACGTTCCAGCTATTACTATATGGCAAGCGATAGCCCACTCTAGTAGTCCGTGCTGTAGTCTGGTATACTTCATAATGAGAAAGTTATTATATAAGGAAAGCGTATAGTACGTACTGGGGTTTTATTCCCAGGAGCCTACAATATTTATATTATTGGCTGTTTGCCCTACATACCATACGCCCTCCCTATATATTCCCGGGGTGTCCTTTATTTATGAAATAAATAAAACCGGGTTTATACGATTTGGAGAACCCTTAAAAATCGCCTTAAAAAGGAATGAAGTGAAGTCGTGACAAACTGTCACGGTTTGAAAATGATGGCAGAAGACGGCAAGATGCGTCTCACAGACTGTGCCAATACCGAGACACTCCTCCGCATCATCTGGGCTTTCATTTATACTTCCACTTTTTTTATACTAGAGGTGGAAATCTAGGGCGCGCTGTGCTCGGCAAGTCGCTTGGTTCTGGTACATATCGAAAATATTACCTTTGTAATATTCGAGTAACCAAACCCACGGGAAACATTGGGGCACCATATCCCAGCTATTCGTAGTATAGTTAAAACCACGAGTAGGCCCTCCCTGTCATTTTACACTAGATACCGTAGGAACTACGATACCAGTACTTGTACTACCGGTGCTAGTGCTTCCAGTACTTGTACTACCTGTAGAGGTAGAACCAGTAGAAGTAGAGCCAGTAGACGCGCTCGCTGTAGAGACGATAGCGGATAAAATTACCGCCATAAGTGCTATATACTTCATAAAAAAAGAAGTAAGGAAATAAAGTAGTTTACTCTCGTTCCGGAGATCTCATAATGAGAGTATAGAATATAGCCATTTTTTACTTGCGTAGCATTCCGAGCTTTGCGCCTATGTCTATATCCTGTACCCTCCCGAGAGGGTGCATATTATCTATGCTTACAAGTTCAACCGATAAAGCTACCATGCGAATTTATACAGTTTTCTATAATTCGCGGAAGGATATAGGTATTATATCCGTATGATATTATAGCCGAGAGTACTATAATTACCAGTATTACGCCTTTACTCATTTTCGAGCCTTACGCTTTTTACTATCATCTGCCGTCTTCTGTATTCTCTTCTCCTGCTCGCGCTTAAGTGCAATCTCTCGTAGTACTTTTCGCTTTTCTGGAGAAGTTTTATACGGCTTTTTCGTACGAGGATTTATATTACTTTCTTCCTTTTTTTCTTCTGGGAAAGTATCTATTTGTATTCCGTTAATAATTACTTCTTCCTTTTTTGATTCCATATCGCTTACAAATTCTACCATAGTTTTAAGCGTAGAGTGTTCTAGCTTTGCTAGTTTTTCCTTAAGCCTAAGATTTTCCATTTTCTCCTCGATTGAGGTAAAAGTAGAAAATGCTACGGCCGTAATTGCGAGTACTACGAGATTTACGCAAAATACTATATACTGTACCTCTATATTCGTATTTTGTACGAGAGAGTGCATAAAGAAGAGAGAGAGCGCCGATAGAGCCGCTAGGGCTACGAGTTTTCCAAGAGTTGCCATAAAAAGAGGGGTTAAAAAATAAATTTTTATGGTGGCCTACGGAAGTAGACATATAAGGGCTAGGCCCTAAGATTTTTTCTTTACTCAAACAATTTTTAAGTTTCCCGAATACTGAAAATGTAAGGAATACCCGTAATCAAAAACCAACTCGTCCCCGGCTTCAATATCTTTCATTGCAATAAATCAAAAGTTTCCGGCCGCATCTTGTATAGGCATCATATTTGGATAGGTAGAGTGGTTATATAAACTTCAATTTCCAAGTAAAATATACGCGTCTCCTTCCGCTCCGTTCATTCAAAACCAATAATCGTTTATCTTGGTAGTCTTCAAAATCTCTATTTCGGCTTGTGGAATTACTATATATTCGCAAACCTCTATTACATCATCTTTTTTATAGTCCTTATCTGCGAATACGCAACGCCCTTTTTCTTTTGTTCTTACTATCATAGTGTATCAGTTATAGGAGTAAATTTTTTAAGGCGGAGTTGCCCCCGTAAGTAAATAAATGGCCCGTATTTTTCGTGTAGTAGTACTATCGAGGTTTCCCGGATCTCCTGGATTTTGTAGACTTCCTCGAGCTTTGGTATAAATCTCTGGCGGGCTACTCATTCTCTGGAAATCATAGTAATTTGTACCGTGTCTCCTACTTGTAGTCTATTTGTCATTTTTATTTAAGAAAGCTATAAAATTATCTATTACCTCACTCCTATATGGGCCTCAAAATCGCTCCTTCCATTCTACCGCTTTATCTTCAATAAATTCCATAATTCGGTATTTTCCTTCCCTCTTTTGCTCTATCTTCTGTACACATATATTATGAAATAAGCAAGCCGTAAGTAGCTGTCTTGGGCCTAGTTTTTTTTCTAGCTCGTCATATACGTCGTGTATATCTTTTATAGTTAGTCAGTATTCCATATTAGTATTAATTATAGGCTAAAATCTCCGCTTGTCGTACTTCTTTTTCGCTTGCTCCTACGGCATATAGTCCGAGGATCATAATAAAAACCATACCTATTACTTTCGCTTTTTCTATACGTCTATTATTTTTACGAGAGGCGATACGTCGTACGGTGTCCTCTGTAAGAAACGCGGAAAAAGTAATATTATATTTTTGTAGGTATGGCTGTACTCGGTTTTCGAGTTCGTGCCTAGAGATCATTCTATTATTATAAAATGCTCTATCGTTTATCGCGCGGATAATTATATTGTCTTTCTTCATATTGGCGGTTCGGTTATGAGTAAGTAAGCCCATAGTAAGAAAATAGGCGTTTCTGTCAAATTATTTTAGGCATTTTAGTCTATTTTCTAGTAAAGTATAATTTACGTATACAATATATCCGCTTTCTTTTGCGGTTTGTATGAAACTATTATTTTCTTGCAAACTGTCCGAGATTGTGCCATAATATATATGTCCTCACGGATCATTTACTTTTTTTCTTTCTTTTTATGAAAACTCTTGACCTCTCCCGCTCACTTGCTCCAGTTATCAATATTTCGGACGTTCCTACTCTCGAGGCTTTCCTCCGAGCGCAAACCGCCGAAAAAGTGCATATTACTATAGAGAATATCCCCGAGCCTACCGTTACCGTTCTCCCTATTCGAGTTATAGAAGGTATGGGAAATATCGCCGAACGTGGTACAGTCAATAAAAAGCAAGCGTCGCTTATTTCTGCTCTCGTCGCGCTTATGCAAGAAAGCCCGCTACTTAGAGCGTAAATCTCCCCGTTGCTTATTTCTTTACTATTTCCCTTATGCAAAATACTACTCGTTCTCTCGGTTCTGTTATCTATAATAAATTTCTCTCATACGTAGAGGAAAATACCGCCGTCGATATATTTATAGACTTCGCTAAGGCGTTTACCTGGATCGTTATAAGTATATCCCTCGTAAATATACCGGTAGCTACGGAAAAGCTCCTATACGTGGTTAAATATGGCGATTTTGCCATAGTTAAAATACTTCTCGCGTTTATCGTCGTCTACTTCGCTCGCGATATTCTCGGGGCTGTAAAATCGTTTTTCTCATATCTCCGCGACCTTATCCCAGAAATTCCAAAGGATCCAGTACACGGACCTATATATATGGGTATTCCCGTCGTCGAGTTGGTAGACTATCTTTTTACTGCCGAAAATTATAATAGAGATCTATTTTGCTCCCACTTCGCCGTAGGGCGTAAGGTATTCGATACGCTCGCTAGTGGGCTCGATAATATAGGAGTATTTGCTCGAGGTGCGAATAATTCCCGAGTTCTGAACTCGTCCTATTCGCGTGGGGATATTACGAATATCATAACTCGAGCCTCGGAAAATGGAGAGATCCGCCCACTTATTCGTAAGGTAGAAAACGGATATACTCATCGTCCGAGTATGGAGGAAATAATCGAGCGCTCCCCATCCCCTTCTCACGGTTTCACTACGAGGCCACTACGTCCGAGTAATTCGCTACCAGCCTAGCGCGAACGGTTGGCGAAGTGCTAGCAAACTACCAGCATACTACAAGAAAACCCCCGCACGACCGGGGGATTTTCTATTTTATTTTTCTAGGAAAGTTTCGCTATCCATTGTCTTAAAATTCCGAGATCATATATCTCACTATGATCTCCTCAAAAATTATATCATAAAGAAAAAAAGAGTGAAGCAAGAGTATTCCACGAGTAATATTCTCTAGGATCTCCAGCGTCGTCGAGTTCGATATTTATTTTCCATATTTTCAGTTTACCATTTATGTATAATTGAAAATTTAGGCAAAGATTTTTTTCTAAAATCTCTCAAAAAACTAGGATATTATCCCCTTGATGTAATAGACTTGACATACTTTATAAATAAAAAAATAAAAGAATTTGTCGTGCAATTTCATTATATATATTTTTCTCTAGCTTGCAAACATTTTTATTATACCAGCGGTTACCGCCTCTACTCCTTTCGTTTGTACTGTTTTTAGATCCGTAGGATTGGATATAAAGCCTAGCTCCATAAGGAGCCCGAAAATCTTTATATCTCGAATAGCTCCGAGCCTTCCGAAACGGGTAGTATTATCCGCTCGAACTCCGCGACCTGGGAGCCCAGTAATTCGCGTATATTCTTGCTGGTATTGTATAGCCTCTCCTCTGGCCCAGTTGTTCCCTTCTCGAAAAAATGTAGTAACACCGGTAGCCGTAGGAGTTGCGCTATCTAGGTGGAGCTCGAAATAAGCCTGGAGCGTATTCGCTCGATCGTTTACCCACGCATTACGGCCTTTTATATCCAGGCCCTCTGGTACTTTTACTACCTCGAAACCCGGTATACCTTTCGCTACGATAGTGTCTACGATTTTTTTCGTGGTATCGGCCTCGGTAGTATTTCCTCCTACCGCTCCTCGATCTCCACCGGCGAAGTTGTGCCCTATGGCAAGGGCTATACGTATAGTCATAATCTAAGAATTAGTAGTATTTTCTGGTTTTTTTTCTTCCTCCTGTACTGGTTCTAGGTTCTTCGCTATATATCTTTGGAGGTATTTTAGTATAAAATCTCCGAGAGCTCGAATAAGGAGAGTTACTACGTCCACTTCCTTCATATACTTTCCTGTACGGATTGTATATATATTCCGGAGTATGCTATAACCTTCCGCCCCTATTAGTATCGTCATTACTGCCTTTATTACTCCGTCTCCGTCTATTTCCATAGCCTTAAAAACGAGCCCTATAGAGAGGATCATAACAAAAGTAAAACTCTTTTTCATTATTCCGATCCAGACTTTATACGAGGTAATTTCTTTATAGTTTATTCTCGCTTGTTTTGCTATTCCACTTATGAAGTCTATAAACATAAGGTAGGCGAGTATATCCGCCTGGAGTTGCGGTATATCCAGAAACTCGAAAAGAGCTATAAGCCCCAGGTATGCGGTAATACTGTATTTATAGGTTGCTATAGTGGAAACTGACATAGCCGTATTATTCGTTAGTGGTAGTAGGTTCTGGAGCCGTTAAATCTTTATATATTTTCTTTAATAGCTCGATTCGTACTACTATTTCGGTAGTATCTTCCTCGAGAATAGCGTCGATTTCTTTCCGGATAATAAGATCCTTTAGCTCGTTTCGGATAGCCTGTATTTTATCATCCTTCTCTGATCTTGCGATTTCTTCGCTCGAAAGCTCTACCGTTTCCACTACGGTTTGCTCGTTTTCTGGAGGTGTGAAAATATCCGCGTCCACCTTTACTCCGTCTATGTAAAGTTTCCCTTTTTTTACTTCGGATACACTATCGGAGGTAATACTTTGCGCTACCTCATCGGAAACGCTAAAAACTCCGGTAGCTTCTGGATTATTTCCGGCGTTTATTCCTACGGCTATATTTCCGTTCTGGAAAATTGTAATAGTTTGCATATTAGTATAAAAGGTTAGCGTGATTAAAAGGGTAAGTACGAGCAAATGTAAATGTACCAGTACCAGCCGTACCAACAAAGGATAATGTATATACCTTATTAGGCTCAAAAGTTATTGTATAGGTTCAAGCTCACGCTAAAGCCTGTGTGGTAACTCAATCGGTACGGTATCAAAAATTACAAGCCCCACTTGCTACAATTACTAGTTTTCCATAGTCTGAAAAAATAAAATCTTTTACAAGCGTCGCGTTTGATACGCTATAAGTTCATAAATTCAATGTAGTAGTATCTGCTCAAAGAGGATTAAAAATTGCTGGAGCATACAATATATTTGTAGTACCCTTAGAAAATCAAACTACTGATTTTATAGTACCAAAAGTTAAACTTAAAACCCCAGGAGTATTAGAAAGAAAATAGTATTTTCAATCTGTAAGTCCAGTAGTTGCGAAGTTATTAGATACCATTAAAGTTTGCCCAGCTGTTACAGTATCTTTTGCAAAACCTATCGCTTTTGCTGTTTCAATGAAACTCGCCGAGGCCTTTATTAAATACTTATCGAGAATACCTATACTATATATCGCTAGTGGTGCCGTAAATGTTGCAGACTGGTATGATGTTCCATTGTGTAGTCATTGTCATTGTATTCTTGTATTTTTTGCTTTTACATTAAAAGTAACGTAGTTCGCTGGATCTACGGCGTTTTGTCTTTTTATTACTACGTGGTATTTTGTTCAAAGAGTAAGTGTAAAAGCACCTGCAAATGTCCAAGTATTATCTGTACCAGATCAAAAAGAGGCACCTGCTATTGTTGCCGTTGCATTCGCGTGCGCGAGAGTTCCACTAGGTACCCCTGCGCTATCTGTTTCAATAGTCATAGTCCACGTGTCTGTAGGGGCTCATACTTTTATTGACGTAGTAATTAGGGTAGTCATAGAAATACCACTACCTAGTATAGTTTGGTATGCTCTAGTATTTGCTGATATATTTCCGACGTTTATAGAAGAATTATTTTGTAGACCAGTATTACCGAAGTATTCTAGTGCCACTACGTCTCATTGTGTTATTGATTCTCCAGCTATAAAAGACGGAAATGATCAAGCTACTACGTCATTCTGTACTACTGAATATGCAATATCTTCATAATCTCCGTCTGTCCTTTCCATTCTTAATTTATTACTAGTAGTAACTACGGAAGGATTCGTAACATTCTTAGCCTCCTCTGCTCCAGTAGATAGATTTACCCGTACGTGCTTATTCGTTCCGAAACCTGTACGAAGTCCTCCAGCTGTAGCGAGTTTCGTTACTAGTTCGTCCTGTATATCCTTTATTGTCTCGGCTGTTACCGTGAGAGTTACCGTATCTCCTGTAGAAAACGAAAATGCCGTAGTACCTGGGGTATTACTGCTATCGTCTGGAAGACACGTACCGGAAGATCGTACAATCGTAAACGTATCGCCTACGCGGTTGGTAACTTTCACTATTTCCCGTTTTAGTACAGCGTATGGCGCTACTGTATCGTTTTGCTTTATCTCCAAAAGGTAAGGGTATACACTTGGGAAACGTCCACCCTGTCCACTTCCTAGAATTATGGTAGTGGCTCCAGCTGAAATTCCCGCGAGTAGTTGGCCCTGGGCGTTGTTACTTGGGGTATATTTTGTAAGTGCCATAAAGGTAAAAGGGTTATAGTCTAGTTATCTCTCTAGCGAGGCTCGTAACCTGTTCGAGATCTATCGTAACTTTTTCGGTATTATACTCGATTTTCTGAATCTGCAAAGCCGAGATAGTATAATCGAAATTTTGTACAGTAACGAGATCCCCCGGTCGAATAGTCTCTATATTGTAAGCCGAGTTTACTACTATTTGTATTTTCCTTTTCGCGTCTTTATTTTTGGATATATAGCTCGCTCCGAAATTATTAGCCGTAGTAACGTCTCCTATGGCCGTATTACTTTCGCGGAGCTCTCGTATTCCATACGCTGTCTGGCTTGTTGCGTCCTGGGCTGTTATTGTACCACTAGCCCACGTAAGGAAATATTTATTTACTACCTCCTCCGCGTTTTCCTCTATACGAATACTCTCTATATCTTTTCCAGCCGTAAGATAGTGGGTAAGCTGTCCGATTGCTCCCGTTTTCGGGTGGTATTGTACTACTCCGCTATGATCCACGTAAAGCGTGTGGGTAGCTACTCCAGAAACTTTACGAATAGCCTCGAGACTTTTCGTATAATCAAAGCTAAAATTTGCCGTAATTCCGGTAGCTTCTATCGAAGTTCCAGTATAGGAAATAACACCCGCGTATATAGTGCTAAAGTAGTCTACTATATCTTTTATAATGAGAGAAACCTCGATATTTTTCGAGAAAACGTACCCACCACTATAGTAGGTTATCCACGTAAGCATAGTAGCGAGGCCGATAGCGCGAACCTCTATATATTCCCTTCCTCCTTCGCTTATTCTTGTAATATTAGTAACTACTCCGCTATATATGAGTACTCCGTTATTCGTGGTATCATTCTCGTATACTTTTATAATATTATTATACGCGACGATAGTACTATCTATTTCGTCCGAGATCGTAATAACTAGCTCGCCTTGCCCTCCGTCGAGCTGGGAAGTAAAGCGAACGTCTCCCATTACCTGTTTTTCGTTTATAGTTTTCTGATAAACGCCGGAGAGGTTAAATACTTTTATGTTATACGCTTTCTGGAGTGCCATAATTATAGATAATTCTTATTTTGTATAAGAGTAAGATCGAGGGCGGTAGTCCCTACGGTAGTAACCGTAAAAGGATTAGATCCAGGAGGAAATATAGGGAAAAATCCGGTATAATTTACTGGCGTTCCGTTCTCTGTAACGGTTTTATTTTCACTATCGACGATTAGAACGTCTCCAGCTATAAGCGTAGTAGGTATAGTTATCGTTTTTCCGAAAGCCGTAATAGCGAGGCTCGTAATATTAGATCCAGCTCCAGCGATAAAGTAGAAAACCGGGAGACTTTCTACACTTCCGGCGTTTGTAACTTCTTGGGAAAAAGTGCCAGTCATTCCGAGAAATTCGTAGCTCTGCTTATCTTTTGCATAAAAAAAAGGCTCTTTTGCTGTAAATTCTATAGTGGCTTTCGTAAAAGTTATATTATAGTGCATTCTTCCAAAATCAAACTTGGTAACGGTTGCCTTTATTCTTCGGATTTCTCCGTTTACAGTAATATCTAGGTAACCTTCCGTAGTACGGAGCTTCTTTTTTACGGTATCGAGGAGCGTATTAAACGCTGTACCTGTATCGGCTTTTATGGTGCATTCTACTATAATAGTACGCCCTCTATAAAACTTCGATAGTACTCCTCCTCCGTCCGCTCGAGGAAAATTAAAGCTATTAAGTTCGATATTTCCCTCGTTATCGTAGTCGATACGGCTCGTAATAATACTCGAACTCTGGAGGCTATACCCGTCGAATACTATAGAATCTTTCGCGGTATCGAGCGTAAGCGGGCTAGAATTATACGGGTTTGTATTGTAGGCGTTATTATTATACATAGAAAAGAGTTATTAGGCTACACCTTGTCGGTAAAGTTGCATTTTCCGAGTAAGCGCGTTCTCTACCTGTCGAGTAATTTCGTAAATATCCGCGTCATTACGAACGCTTACACCTCCGAAATTTATAGAAACGCTCGGCATAGATCCACTCGCTACCTGGTTCGCTGAAACTACCGTACCGGCGCTTTTAGGTATTACTACTTCGGGCCCGCGTTCTCCTACTAGGTACGGCTGGTTTTGCATAACTGTACCACCGGTAGCACGTGTACCGTGGGTAATATCATATACCGCCGTCCCGAGGTTTCCTACCGCTTGTCATACGCTACTTTGCGCGTAACTATCCATAATACTACGGAGATAATTCGCGGCCTCTGTAGCCTTGTTTTTTAAGTAGTCTATCTTCTCCGTAACGAAAGTACCTATAGCGGTAAATATCCCGAAAATATACTCTTTTAGTCCGTCCGCTATGCTGGAGAGATCGGCTTTAAGTTGTGCCCATAATGCTACGAGGTTTCCCTTTATGCTATCCCAGTTTTTCCATACTTCGTATAGTGCCAAAGCGAGCAAACCTATAGCCGTAATAACAAGCCCTACCGGATTGGTAGCGAGAAACATAAGAGCCGTACCCAGGGCTTTTACTACTACGATACCGGCGGTAATTGCCGTACTTACTCCGGTAATAATTGGCCCGAGAATAAGAAGAGCCGAGCCGAGCGCCGATATGGCCGCGACCGCGATTATAATATTTTTCGTAAGTTCTGGGTGCTGTTCTGTCCATTGTAGAACCGCGAGAATTATCTCGTATAATCGGAGTTTTAGCTCGTCTATGATCGGTATAAGTGCCGATGCTACCGTTTTCTGTATATCCTCGAGCGCTTTATTTAGCATAATCTGGCGACCTATTGCCGTCTGGGTTGCTCCTTCCGCGAATCCAGCGTATGTACTTCCGAGAACTTGCGCAAGAGCGGCCGCCCTCTCCGCCTCTGTACCGTTTTTTATGAGACTTTTCGTATGCTCGTCGAGAACGAAACCGGAACGAGTAAGGCTTGCAAAATTACCGTTAAGAGCTTGCGCGAGCCCGTTCGTCATTTGTCGAAAATCGTCGGCGCTGGCGTTCGCTCCTTTTTCCGCTATTACGTAGTCCAGGATAGCCGGCGTAAGTTTCTGGATTGTATCGGCCTGGAGGTTAAACGTAGCTAGCTGGCTTTGGGTAGTAAGGATCATATCTTTACCCGCTACCGTTGTTTTCTCCAGCGCGTCGGCCTGATCTATGAGCGCCTGGGTTTGTTCGTCTGTCGCGTTTATAGTAACTTTTAAGAGTTTCGTAAGGCGAAAAGTGGCTTGCGCGTCCGCTTCGATTGCATTTTTACCATTATTTACCGCCAAAGCTAAAGCACCAAAGGCGACGGCGCTAGCCTTTCCTACGGTGCTTAGAGTTTTTTCGAGACCTCATATATTGCCTTTTACTCGGGCGATCGCCTTACTAGCTTCGTCCTTTGCTCGTATGAGTATGTCTATAGCTTGTTCGTTCATATAAGAGGGGTTAGCGTTGTTTTTGGCGTTCTCGTTCACGTTGGATTTTTTCCGCCCTTAGCTCCTCCCCGTATATACGTATATGCAAGTCTATAACGTCTTCCGGTTGTTCGTCGAATACTGTAGGCGGTACCTTCCATAGCTCCGTCATTAGCTTATAGTCTAGGTATTCCCTCGGCGCTGGCCCTTCACGGTTACCGCGTAGGTATTTGCTTACACGTTCGAGAGTGTCTTTTACTATTTTTTTTTACCTTCGACGTGCTTATTTACGGCCTCTACGAGAGCGGTATACTCTTCGTCGAGGAGGCTATCTATTTCGTTATTGGAAAGCCCAGTAATTCCCTTTACGAGAATTTCCTCGGCTTCGAGTTGGTTCGTTACTGGTAGCGTCATTTCGAGTTTTGTAGGATCTATTACCTGGTTGGTATTGATTTCTACGCCACGTAGGAGAGCGTTTTTATAGTCTCTCGATACTTTTCGGGTATATGGGAGGAGTTCTACCTCCTTCCCGAGTGATTCTATTTTGATAGTAGCCATATAAGCGGTTCGGTGTTAAAAATTATTATGCGTAAATAGTGTTTTTCGCGTTCTGGAGTGTAGCGGTAAGCTGTTTCGTTTCGGAGAGCTTATAGAGCCCTGTAAATCCGAACGTCTGCTTTACGATTTCGTCGTTATTGCTACTTCTATCCCATTCGGTAAGTACTACGCTCGCGAGTTGGATAGTAAGAGCCTCGTATTTTGTAGCTCCTATAAGTGTACGGCCTTCTACATAGATTTCTACGGCTTGCTTCGTTCCAGCGAGTGCGAGATCTCTATAGGTAACACTATCGTAAACGAGCTCGAAGTCTCCAGTTACTCGGAGATCTTGGTTATGCTGGCTTCCGAAGTCGAGAGCTTCCGTACCGTCTGTAGACGTTTGGAAAATCTGGGTAAGGTTTTTCTCGATATTGAGATTAAAGCTAGTAACACCTACACGGCTCGCACCAGAAATCCCCGCTATATCAGTAGCGGACTTTACGGAAACTTTTGAAACAAGGAAAGGCGTATCTCCAGTAGAGAGAAAACTCGGAGTATTTCCGGTAGTATTCGCGGTAGACTTCGATTTTATAGTACAGTCGAAACGAAGATAGTCGGAGGCTTCCCCGGAGATTGTAAGAGTATCGACCATACCATACGTCGCCTGTTCTTCTTGGGTAGCGTCGTCGTGTATAAGTGTCGTAGTTGGGTGCGCGTTGTCATTCTTTACCGTGAAAGCGTGGGTATATACTCCAGTTTCTACGAGTGAAGGAGATCCAGCCGTACCGAGTGCAAGTAAAAGCAAGTAACCGAAAGAGGTAGGGCGTACTACGCCTTTTCCCTTAAATTCCGCCCACTTTTTTACTACGTGCCCGTCTGCTCCGGCTGAAATAGTACCGAAACCGCTCTCGTCTGTAACTACTTCGGTTTTTGGTGTAAATTGCGCCTCTTCGAGAGGGAGCCATACGTCGATAGCGCCGGCCGTACCTGGAGTGGATTCGATACCGAGAGCTATACTATGCTTTCGTCCTATTTCTTTAGCCATAAAATGGAGGGGTTAAAAAGTTATTTTATTGCGAGCTTTTGCGCTTCCTCTAGGCTTTCCGCTTCTACGGTAACTCCTAGCTCTGGAAAGCTGTAAGATTGCTTTACGGTTGTTTCTGTAGTTTTTGTAGCCATAGGTATAAAATTATGGGCGTATTATACTCGTTTTTTATGAAAATCAAAGGTTAATCTATGCTATAGTTTTTTAGTATTTCTAGTCGTATCTCGAAAAATCTATTGGGAACGGTATTACCATTTTCCCAGCCCCAGGAAAGCGAGAACGGGAGAATGTTATCCACCGTTCCGCTTAGTGTCTGGTTACCCCTCTTCCTAAGCTCTGCTAGAATATCGTCCGCTAGCTTTCGCATAGTAGCCTCCGCCGTTGCCTTGTCTTTCGCGACGTTCACGGCCCGGATCGTGAAACGGTAGAGGGCTGTATTTGTTGAAGTGTCGAGAGCTTCCTCGGTTGCTTCTCCATTCGAGAGAACGGCATAAGGATAGCTAGCGCCTTCTGGTACTTCTGTATCATAAACGGCCGCAAGTCTTCCACCTACGCCGTCTCTTACTGTTTCTAGGATTGTTTTAAGCGAACTCGCTATAGAAAAATAACTCATATAAAAAGGGTTAAAGTCTTGCTACTACTATCTCTACCGCTTTCTCGAACTCTTCTTTTACTATTTCTTCCGCTTTCTGGTATGCTCGCTTCATATAAAATTTACGATCTGGGTTTTTTCGATTCTCGAACTCGCGCCGGATAGCATATACTACTTTTCTCGGCCCTATCCTTGTTTCTGTACTTTTCGTGGTAATATTTCCAGGCTCTACGCCTATAGACTTTTTAAGAGTTCCGGTAGCATACGGCGCGTTTTCTTGGGCTTGCATTTTGATACGCTGACTACTATTTACTAGTCCTATCTGGTTTATTTTTCATAGGTTAAGCCCGTCGAGATTTACGTTTATAGTTGCAGTTACTTGCATACTAGTCTATAGCTTCGGTTATTAGGTACTGGTGGTGGGTTCATACTATACTAGAGTATACGGCTTTCCCTCGAACGTCGTAGCTTTTACCCTGATCGTCCGTAATTCGATCCCCTATATCTATAAGTACGTGGTTTCCTTCCGTAAACATACGGTGCGCATAAAAAGCGGGCTGATTATCATATCCCGCGCCCTGTTCTTCGGTGTTCTGGTTTATATATACCTGGAGCCCTGTAATTATAGACGAAAAAATCCGCTTTTCTCCGCTAGCGGTTAAACGTGATACGGAAATGGTGCGGTTTTTCGTTGGTAGCATACGTATATTATGATAGTACTAAGTGGGTTTTGTACTTATTTACTACGGCTTGTACTTGCCCTTTTTTCTCTGGATCTCCTATAGTATCGAGAATACCGTCCGCCTTATAGTTTACAGAAAGGAGATCTTGCCGAAAGCTCGCCACCCCTTGCGAACCTTTGGTAGTATATATAGCGCTCGCGAGTGTCAATACTGCGAGTTTTACGTCTTCCGGTATTGTACTATATCCGGCCGAATATTCGATAGTATAGCGATATGGAAAAGTAGTAGACGGAGTAAGTGGATTTTTTAGCTCGATTCGATTCGATTCGATTATAAAATCAGTACCTACACTTCCCGGATCCACTCCGTTTACCTTAGTAACGTCCGTAATTGGAGAATTTTTAAGATAAAAAACGCTACCCTCTTCGGAAAAAGAAGGAGAGTAGCCAGGCTTAAAATATTCGGTTATTCCGGTTCGTGTTTCTAGTCATACCGTACCTATAAGCGTATCGAGAAGAGCCTCCGCGCTTTCTCCCATATCTGTAACGGTAGAATCTATACCACTCGTTCCGAGGAAATTATTTAGCTCGGTTATGCTTACGTATTTAAGTGCCATAGAGATAGTTTACTTTTATTATCGAATATAAACTAAGTAGAGTACTTAGTTTACTTTGCTTTCTTTACCTTTACAGTTACCGCGTCTTGCCCGTCGTCTTTTACTTCGGTTTCTACGGTAGGAGCTGGAGTATCTGTAGGGATAGTTACCTCTGGTACTTTCTCTCCCTCTGCTTCCTCCTCGAGCTTTTTAGCTTCCTCGGCTTCTACTTTCTTAGTTTCTACCGCGTCTTCCTCCGCCTTTTTAGCGTTCTCCTCTGCTACGGCTTCGTTTGTTTTGAGTTTGTCGTATTCTCCATTTTCGAGAACCTTACGAAAACCGGCCATATGAAGGCGACCTTGATAGTAGAGACCGTCCTCGAACTCTACAATTTCTCCAGTAACTACCTTTACCTTTGGCTCTCCGGTAGCGAGTGATATAAGGGTATGGGAGTTTTCTATTACGTACTTGTATGCTGTAGTAGTCATATAGTGGGGTGTTAAAAATAAACTTAGAAACCAGGGTTTCCCCTGATCTCTGTAGCTTACTTCTACGATTAGCTGATATTGTAACCGAGAGCGACGGTAGAATCTGTCCCAGCGAGAGACGAATTGATAGCGTGCCCATAGAAGTAGTAACCGATAACCTGTAGCCCCTTTCCAGGAACGCGGTAAACTTCGATATTGTAGTCTCCATTTGTACCGTGTTGTACGGCACTCTTATGTACTGCAAGGATAGAACCCTTAGTATTATTAGCTGGAGTAGCTGAAACCTTACCGGCTGTATTAGCCGAAGGGAGCCAGCGAGTATCTGCTACACTAGCACCGAGGAAGTTAGGAACGCGGCCAGTCATAACGGAAGAATTTACACCGTTAATATAAGCCTGCTTAAATTCCGAAATTCCGAGGGCCGCATTACGAGCGATTACGGAGTGGATATATACAATATCCTCATTGGTAGCGTTGTTTCCGAGCGCACCGAGGAGAGTAATATAATCCGCAAAATCGAGAGTACCTACGTCGAACGCCTTAGAGTTTGCAAAAGCTGTCTTACGAAGACCGTCGGCACCTGTATACGATTCTGTACCTGTAGGAGTACCGTCGATAAGGTTGATATTCGTATTAAGCGTAAGTACAGTATCTCCGTTGATAAAGTCCGAAAGCATAGTATTTGCTACGCTGTCCGCAAGTTTCTTTTTGATAATTGCGAGAAGATCGACCACCGCAAAGCGGAGCTCGTACTCGGAAATATCGACCGAAAAGAAACGCTCTTTTTGCTGGATTGTAACCTTTGCCGTAGGGAGTTTTCCGAGGCCTTGCGCGAACGCGAGGGCGCTAGTAGTTTGCTCTGGCATAAGTTGGTGGAGTGGGAGCTCTCCGATTACTGGAACGTCCATTTTTAGATCCATATTACGCCCGTGGTAACCAGCTTGGAAGAACTGGAGAAGTGGATTTGATTTTGGAGCCATATCGAGGAAGTCCGTCATAAGGATATTCCCAGGAACGAGCTCGGCACCATATCCAGTATTGGTAGTGTGCATAATCTCGTTTGCCTTTGTTTCCATTCCGAGAGCGGCCTTAGCCTCGAGGTTCTTAGCTACGTCGTACTCTGCTTCTGATCGTCCGAGGTTTTTAAGTTCTGCGGAAAGACCTTCTGCAAGTTTTGAAGTGCTATTCGCCTCCATAGATTTTTGTGCGCCGTTGCGAAGTGTACGAGCGCGGAAGTCTGCGAAACTCATATAAACATAGAGTTAAAAAATAGAAAGGTGTAGGTTATACTCCGAGGCTCTTTATTACCATTTCATCGGTAACGACGAAATTTTTACGAGCTGTAGGGGTACTTCCTGGAGTTGCCGAGCGAGGTACTTCGATATTCTTTATATCGGTTTCGACCTGGGTAATTGCTTCTACGAGTTTTTCGTTTTGCTTTTTAAGCTCTACGTTTTCGTCTCTTACTGCTTTTACTTGGGCTTCTACCGTTTTAGAATACCCCGAGAGTGCTTTCGTTACGGCTTCGTCTATAAGGGCTTTCACCTCTTCGAGAGTTACGCTTTTCGGCGTATCTTCCGGCTGTTCCACAGGGCTTTCACCGGTTGGCGCTTCTCCTCCCTCTGGAGCCTGTCCCTCGACGGGTGCCGGAGTTTCGCCGGCTGGTACTTCCTCTCCTGTAGGGTTTGGGTTTGTTTCTGGTGTACTTTCTGGAGCTTGTTCTCCTTCGGTACTCTTCTTTTCCTCCTCTTGCTCGTTTGGTGCTCCCTTGCGAGCGAGGCTTTTAAGTTTCTTCGTTTCTTCTACGAAAAAGTCTTTTGCCGTTTGGAAGAGCGCGTAAGGGTTTGCCGGAGTTGCTACTACGGAAATTTCTACGAGATCCACCTCGGTAATTACTCGGATTACTCCGTCGGCCCATAAATCGTCCCACGAATACCCAGCGCTCATACCGTCCATACTTGTATAGATAATATGGCCTTGTTCGTCTTCGTATTGGTACGCTTTACAGATAAACCCGATAGAGAAAGCCCCGAGTACTCCGTCCTCGATCTTTTTCATACATTCGTCCGTATCATACATAACGTCGCCCGTTACTTCGAGCCCGTTACTTTTTATATTCGTTTCCGTAAACTGCCCTATTACCTTATTATCGTCGTGCTGGAGGAGCATAACCGGATTTTTCATAAATACCGGTAGACTATTCGAGAACGCTGTAGGGAGTACTCGATCATTTACTCTGTCTACGTCTGGTGTACTCGCGAACCCTGATATAGTTATTACTTTGTCTTCCTTTCCGCTTTTTTCGTTTTTTATGCTCTTAGCCTGAAAGCCTGCAAACTTAGTCTGGAAATATAGTACTTTGTGCATAAGTAAGGTAGTTTATGAAAATAAAAGCCAGGTTTCCCGTAAATTCGGAGAGCCTGGCGGTGCTTTTCGGCGTAATTATACTCGCTTTTTTACAAAATCAAAGAGTTTTTTTATCTCCTGTATAGTAGTGCCCCTCTCGATTCTATGTATACTCTTTCCGTCGTCTATTCCTACGATTCTATGGGTACTCGTACACCTACAATTTATATCATTAGTAGACGGGCCGAACTCGTCGCCAGTTCCCGGAAAATCATCGGAGAGAGGGATCCACCCCGCGTCCTCATTTTCTGTATGAGTAGGGCGTACTTTATCGTCGTCGCTCGTTTGCCACGATTTCTCCATTACGTACCCTTCGTCGTCGAGTACTCGCGCTGGTTCGTGGTTTGCCCAGCCATACGAGCGCCCTATTTCGTTTACCGCTATAGTTTTCGCTCGAGATTTTGAGAAAACGAAGGGATCCTCTTCCTGGATCTTTTTTGCTACTTCCCCATAGCTTAAACCTTCACGTACTCCGTCTCCGATAATACGGCGAAGTTCGTCCCGTGTAGTCTTTAGTATACTTCCCTGTCTCTGGCTTAGGTGGAGATCGTATAAATCCGCTAAGTATTGGGCGGCCGGTTCTGTATCGACGTTAAAAACGAGCGCGTAGTTTTCGGGTAGGAGATCCTTATATCTTTTTATAGGCTCTTTTGCCCCCTCTTCCATAATAGAAGGAAGTACCTCGAGCAAGTACTCCGGTATTTCTTCTCCGCTGTCGTCAATAAATGGATCTATAATATCGTCGTCTATACCTTTTACAGTAAGGCGAAAACCTTTACTTTCCTTCTCGAGCATTTCTACGAGGCGCTTTTTTTGTTTCTGAAAAATCCGGTATATCGCCCGTGTTTTTATTTCCTCCTGGTTTTTTATGTAGCGTTCTCGCTTAGTCATACGGTAAGGGCTTTAATGATTGTAAGGCTTGCCAGCGTAGGCGGTAATTATCCATAATAGCTAGGTACTTCGGCTCGTATTCGGGGCTCTGTACTCCTGGATCTATCATAATACGATCTATTGCCTTTTTTGTTTCGCGCTCGAGGATTTCTAGCTCCGTATTTACGTAGGCTTCTCGAAGTTTCATACTATCGGAGTGTATTTATAGGAGTATATGGAAGTATAGAATGCCCAAAATATTGGCCCGCTTCCAGTTCTTCCATTTGTTCGCGCGTCTGGAGTTCGAGAAGTCTCGCTACTCTTTCGGCTTTTTCTTTTCCTAGTACGTGGTGTGGAGTGTGGCCGTTTGCCTCTATTTCTAGAGCGTCAAATTTATCTCTTTCCATAATATGATATGGTTAAAAAAATACATAACTATGTTCTCCGCCTCATCATCCACCTGGAACAATTTTTGGGAGTAGAAAGGTGCTACGTTTTGTATTTATATCAGTAATACTCCCCGTATTTCCTCGGGAAAGTGTTATAGTGGCCCGCTTAAATGTAATATCAGTAAATGCCATTATTCGGTAATAAAGAAACTCGCCTGAAATTGTACTATTGGCTCTTCCTCTCACTTATTATTGCATAGTACGTAATCGTCTGGGGCATAATCTCCAGTATTCGTAACTTCGAGATTATCATTTTCTGGTACGGCCTGGCCTTTTTCTAAGTGTATCATAGAATTATTGTAAAGTGATAATTGGAGTAACTTTTATATTATCTGCGATCGAAGTAGGAGTATATCGGATATATGTCGTATCGTTTGCTCTATCGGTTGTATTGTACGCTCCCCATGTCGTACCGTCCGTTGTCTTTTCCCACGTTCCAGCTGTTGGGCTTGCTGTAGTATCGGTAAGTATGAGTCCTCCAGTATCAGTATCGTATATGCTTATGCGAAGTGGCGGTACTGTACCTCCGAAAGCCGTCTTAAAGTAAAATCCTATCACTTTCGAGGCGCTACTAGATTTTGCCTCACTTACTACGTAGTTATCGAGTCCGTTTCCGTCTTCGTAAGAAGTATTTATAGCAAGAATACGGGAAGGTAGGCACGTTTCCCCGATCGTACGAAACTCTATAGCGTACTGTATCTCCGTTCCTGTAAGCCCTGATATGTCGTTGCTCTCGTCTACGGTAATCCAGCCACTCGTAGCGTCTGTATCAATATTGGCCGTTCTCGCAAGAATACGGAAAGGCTCGGTAGGTTTTCCGATTTTTGTATCTCCAAGATATCGGATATTATTCGCGAATACCTCGTAGAATTTCGTCGCCTCTGATATAGTGATTTTTGGGGTAATAAGTCGCCCGGTCGCCTGACTTGCATAATCCCAGTCCGCTCCCACCGTAATTATGTAAATATAGTTTGTAGTAATTGTCGTACCCTGCTTAGTTACCAAAAGCCTATTTACTCCACCGTCTACGAAAGTAACTAGCCCGCTCTGATTCGAGAAGATTGTAGGGTGGTTTGCGTCTTTTAGTGATTGCTCTAGGTATTTATAATCTCTTCCTATCATCTTATCGAAACGCTCGCCACTCGCTACGTATTTCGTGATATACGAAAAGTTATTTGTACTACCTATAGCGAAAGCGTCTATTGACGGCACGTATTCTATAGTAGAGAGTGTACCAGTTACCGCGAAAGTATTAGTACCTCCTGGTGGTATTTCCGCTATACTGTCGCTTATAAAAGTAGTACTACCGTTCGTGATATTAGAAACCGCTACGCGGTAAAATCTCGTAGTAGTAACAAAATAGAGAGACAATATACCAGCACCTAGCCCGTGGGAAGTATTCGCAATACATAAATTCGAGTTTTGCGATCATGTACCTGTAATAGCTTGGTTTCCTGTAGCGAGTACGAAAGCTGATACGCTCGCTCCTGTAGCTACGGTAAGGGCCGCTCGTATATTATAAGCGTATATTTTCTGCTGTCATGCTGCTGGAAGATCGAGTACGTACATCGTAAGGCTTGTAGGAGTAGCTGTATCTCGAATAAGTGAAGCCCCGCAAGCTACTATATTCGTTTGTGTCGCCGCGTCTTTTAGCCAGTACATAGCCTTTTGGTCGTCTGTAGAGACTGCAAGAGGGATAGTAGTACCTGTAGGAGAAAAATCCTCTATTGATATCCCTTTTCCATAATGAGTACCCCCGTTTGTGGTCGTAGCATTGGTAGCAAGGTATACAGGCCGGAACTCTTGTATTACGTATGGAGTCCCGGCAGCGATTGTACCAGCTGAAACGCCAAGCGTTGCCCCTGTATCACTTGCCTTTGCTGATATTCTATACCAAGTAGTAATTTGCGAAGGATCGGTAGAGCCAAAGCCTATACGCGCCCCTATCGCTACTCTATTCGTGTTAAAAAGTGTACCCGTTCCAGTTACAGCCGTTCACGATACCGCTACCGTCCCTGTTCTTTCCTCTTTTACGTCCATTGTAAAATTACGGCACGTGTGCGCCGTAGCGGTTGCGAGAGTCATCGTAATAAATCCCTTCCAGCTCCTTTGCCCTGTTTTTCTATTCAATTCCCATAATGCGATACGTCGAGTTGCCGCGGCCGCTACCGAGTTCTCCACCGAAAATATGTACGCTACGCTGGAACTATGATTATGAAGGTAGCTTGCGAGTCCAGCAAAAGCCGTACTTTCTTCCATTGGTCTTATCGCCTGAAAATCCGGAGTAACATACTTATCTATCGCCGTAGCCCCATTATTTGCAATAATACCCTTACCAAGATTCCACTTAGAAGAGTTATACGCGCTTTCTGATAAATAATTAAGATTCGAGAAGTCTATAGGCACTCGTAGTGATCTTCGCATATTATAAAGGGGTTAAATGAAGAAAAAGACTTACTCGCGTTATTGTTGCCACGCTATCTACCGTAAATTCTAGTATATCTCCTTCGGTTACTGTAGTACTCCACGTTGTAAGTGTAGTATCTTGGGACTTTTGCGCTCCTGATAATGTCGGTTTTTCTGTACCAGTTATGCTAGAAGTGGTAGGAAATCCGGCATACGTTCACTTTTTCACGTCCATTATAATATCTCCACTCTCTTTTGCAAGTAAAGTGTACCCGGTAATAGTGCCACTATTTGGTACTCGAGCATATCCCTTACTCCCAGTAGTTATTACACTTCCTCCACCGTCTATAGTTATACCTCCTGGGCTTTTTGGAGTAATTCAATTCGTTCCATTTGTACCATTAGTCCCATTTGTACCGTTTGTTCACGCCGGCCCTTGTATTCCTTGTAGGCCCTGTTCTCATTGTATCCCTTGTATACCTTGTTGCCCTTCTAGGCTATCTAGCCACTTATGCTCTGTACCTACGAAACCATTATTTACGGCTATCTGATAAGCACTAGGCCCAGCTGGCCCGATAACTCCTTGCCCTCTTGGCCCTGGATCTCCTGGCCTTCCGTCTCTACCGTCCTTTCCGTCCTTTCCATCTCGTCAATCTTTCCCGTCCTTTCCGTCTTCTCATTTTAGAGAGTTTAGCCACTCTTCGAGAGTTCCAGTAAAGCCATTTTCTACGGCTTGTTCATACACGCTTTTCCCATTTTCTCAATTCTTCCCATCCTTCCCGTCGCGACCTGGTGTACCGGATTTTCATTCTATGCCGTCCTTTCAATCTTTACCGTCTTTACCATTTTCTCCGTCTTTCCCGTCCTTACCGTCAATACCTTTTTCTCATTGTGGGCCTGGTATATAAATAGGCTCGATCTCGTTTTCGATTTCTACCTCTTGGGTATCATCTTCGAGATCAAGCTCTATCTCTATATCCTCGTTAATGTCTACGTATTTTCTGTTCATTTCTGCTTATTTACGAACTTTATTTTTAGAGGAGTAGTCTTTTTAGATCCTGTAGGCTCTGTAGGGGTTCCTATAGTCGCCGTATCTGTACCATTTACGAGATCGTCGAGTAGGCGAGAGTTTGTAGTAACTATAGGCTCGTTTGCGAGTTCGTTGTCGAGCTGTTCGTATCATACGTAAAGTCGCGCTTCATTTATTGTCCATATACCAGCCTTTACGTTTTCGTTTGCGAGCTTACTTTTCTTTTCGAGATCGTCGATATGTTCGTCGTTTATCTCGAAGTATAATTTTTTATATTCTGGAAAATCCCCGAGTAACTTCGTAAAAATCTCCTCGAGCTTTTCTTCGAGAGGGCGGATAGTGTTCTCGATAAATGTATCGTATTGGGTTTCCCCATTCGAGTAATTAGCGCTTTCGATATATCCGAGAATAGTACGAGGAACACCGAGGGCCGCACATACCTTTTCTGTCGTATATTTCCTCTGTTCGAGAAAGTTCGCATCGGTATGATCGCTACTTATTGGTTTTACGTCCTCGATAGAAGAGCTCGCGACGCTCTTATACTTATTATGTCCTCCGGTAAGGCTTTCTTTTATCTGTTCGTATACGCTCTTTTGTTGGTCGGCTGTAAGCCCAGCTTTTAGTACAAAAAGGGCGCTCGGTATATTATCGTTCTGGAAAAAGTAGTAGTTCGATATATTCGCCTCCTCGTCTCCGAGTACGTCAATTACGAGCGTTTCGAGTGGGGATATACCAAAAATAGGATTGTCGAGATCGCTGTCATAAACTACGTGGAGAATATCCTTAGCCTCGTACGTTTCTACCGTCCCCTTTTTTGCCGGGTTTTGGTAAATGTATCGAGTAGGAACGAGCTCGCTATCAGTAATTACGGTAACGTGCCGGCTGTCGAGTACTTCGTACCCCATAACTCCGCGTACATTGTAACGACGGCGTATATAAGCATTTCCGAACGCTTCGAGGTTCAAAATGATTTTATTTTTTATATCATGTATACCTCCGCTGCGATCCATAGCCTCGATAAAAAGAGGAGCTTGTACTACTCTTTCGTTTCCTGTACTTACTATTTCCTGTCGTATTTCATATCCGCTTTTCATAGCGGTTTGCTGTTTCTTGGAAATACAAGATCGAATATCTGTATTCACTCGATACATTTTGTAAAATTGTACGTTGTTTCTTGTAATATTCTTCCCGTCTAAGATCATACCGTCGAAGTTGGCATAGCGTGTACTATATGCTACGCTTTTTTGCTCTACCGTTCCGCTCTCTTTCCTAGCGAAGTTTATATTTAAGCCTAAAAATTGCATAGACGGCGTAATTATGGTATAAAATGGGTAATTTCTTGCGCGTAATTATACTTTTTACTCGAAAAAAAGCAAAGCTAAAATCCTATCCTATCTTTTGCTATCTCAAAATATCATTTATCCATTTCTATTCCTATAAAATTTCTATTAGTGTTTTTACAGGCTACTCAAGTCGTCCCACTCCCCATAGTAAAATCAAGTATAGTTTCTCATTCGTTTGTGTAGGTTTTTATGAGATATTCGAGCAATGCAACTGGTTTTTGAGTTGGGTGTAGTCTGATTT